CGACCTCATGAACATCACCAACCGCTCACCGCGTCTGTTGTCCATCGCTGCGCCAGGCCAAGGGCTCGGCATCTTGATGCTCGTGCCGCTCGACCGCGTCGAGGTGCCGCCCGAGCTCGAGCAGGCTGTGCGCGCCGCGCTCGCGGGCCCCTTGCGCCCGTTCGTCGCCAAGGGCGAGCTCGACATCGAGGCCACGCCGCCCGCAGCTGCACCGGCGCTCGTCGGCGAGCCCGCCGGCATCGCGGGGCCCGTCGCGCTCAGCGATTGTGTGCACCCGCCGCCGACCGCCGCCGAGCTCGAGCAGCCCCGCGTCGTCACGCTCGAGGTCACCCCCGAGCTCGAGCCCGAGCCGACAGACGAGCCCGCCGCCGAGCTCGAGCCGACACCCGCACCCGCCGCGAGCAAAGCCAAACGCCGCTAACCATGGTCACCGTCGAGCACATCTTTGCCGCCTTCCCCGAGTTTCGCCGCGCCGACCCTCTGCTCGTCGCGCACAAGCTCTACGAGGCCGAGCTGCAAATTGCGCCCGACTACGGCGCGAGCGCCTGCGCGTGCTCGTTCGACGGCGGCATGAGCGAGAACGCTCTGCGCCTCTACAAGCTGCTCGAGCCGCGCGACCCTACGTTTCCACCGCCCGACCCGCTCGCGCCCCTCGTACGCCCGCAGCCGTCGGCGCAAGAGGCCGTGCGCGACATGGTCGTGAGCAACCTCACGGCGGCGCTGCTCGTGCTCACGCCCGCGGGCGAGTTCGCGCGGCTCGACCCCAGCAAAGAGGCCGACGGCGCGCGCTCGATCTATGAGCGCCGCGTCAACGAGCTGCACGCCTCTTACCTGCCGCGGGTGCTCGCGCTGTGATCACCATCGACGACATCGACAAGGGCTGGGCTGCGACGGAGGCCGCCGCGAAAGCTGCCGACACCGGCAACCCTGCAAACGGCCCCCATGTGCTCATCGGCGTGCAGGGCAAGTCGGGGCAACGCAAGCACCCCGACCCCGACGGCGAGGGCAGCGGGCTCACCAACGTCGAGCTCGCCACGATCCACGAGTTCGGCTTGAACGTGCCGCAACGCTCGTTCATCCGCGCGACCATCGACCAATACGCGCCCGCGATAGGCGAGCGCGCAGGGCGCTACCTGCAGCGCTGGGAGAAAAACCAGGGCGACAGCAAAGAGCTCGACCGCGGGCTGCGCCTGCTCGGCGAGTACATCGTTGGGCTCATCAAGCAGCGCATCGACAACCACATCCCGCCGCCTAACAGCAAGATCACCATCGCCATCAAGGGCTCGGCAACACCGCTCATCCGTTACGGGCATCTCAAGCGCAGCATCACGTATGAGGTCTACATGGGCGGCGGCGTCTCGGCGCCGAGCTCGAGCGGCGGCTTCCCACCCGCAGCAGCGGGGGACTAATGGACTGGCAACTATACGCCGACAGCATGCGGTGCTGGATTGCCGAGCGCTCGCGCATCCCCGTCGATGACGTGACGTGGGAGGGCGAGCCCGTCGGCATGCTCGGCACGCCTAACGCCTCGCTGCGCCTGCTCGGCAACTCGGGCCCATACTCGCAGCTGCTCACGAGCGACGAGACGCGCTATCTGTCAGCCACCGACCCGGCAAACCCGACCGGCATGCCGATCGTGCAGATCATCGGCAACCGCGCATTCACGCTGTCAATCGTGGTCACCACGCGCGACTACACGCCGTGGGGCCGTGCGTTTCGCTATCTCGAGCGCGTGCGTGACTCGCTCTCACTGCCGAGCACGCTCTCGCTCTTTTCGTCGCTCGGCGTGTCGCTCGACTCGCCCGCCGAGCTCGTCGACCTGCAGCGCGTGTTCGACATGCGCCAGGAGTCACAAGCGTCGCTCGACCTCTATATGCAGTATGCGTTCGACACGCTCTGCGAGTGTCAGGCCGACGGCAGCGACGTCGAGACCATCGACACCATCGAGCACGTGATTGTCAGCGGCTCCGTCTGCTCTCACACGCAAGGCCGCCCCGATTCACCGTTCGCCGTCGGGCCCGACACCATCGACAAGCCCCCCGTGCCGACTCCGATCCTGACTGCTCGCAAAGGAATGCAAAGCTATGGGCGTAGAAGCTGAGGTCATTACACACTCGTTTGTCGTGCAGGATGCCACTGTCACGCAGCAGGGGTTTGGCATCGGGCTCATCGCCGCGGTGCATAACTACTGGCCCGAGCTCGTGCGGACATTCAACGACGCGAGCGAGCTCACCAAGGCACCCTACAGCGTGCCCGTCACCTCGCCCGTCTACCTGCGAGCTCGAGCGCTCAAGTCGCAGACGCCGAGCCCGCCGAGTTTCAAGATCGGAAAACTCACCGGCACATTCTCGCAGACCGTCACGCTCACCGTCGCGGCGCCGACCGCGGCCAACGAGCAATACCGCATCACCGTCGACGGCAGCCCCGTGCTCGTCACGAGTTCGCCGCCGGCACTCGTCGACACCGTCACCGGGCTGCTCGTCGCAGCGCTCAACGTGATCACCGACATCACAGCCACGGCAACAGGGGCCGTGATCACCATCGTCGGCGACACGTCCAGCGTCGTGCACGCCTACACCGCGATTAGCAGCAACATGCACCTCGCCGACACGACCGCAGCGCCGAGCGTGCTGCCGTCGGCCGACCTGACAGCCATCCGCTCGTATGACGGCGACTGGTATGGCCTCGACCTCGTCACCCCGGGCAAGCAGGCGCAGCTCGACGCGGCAGCGTGGGCAGAGTCCGAGGTCGTGCTTTACCTCGCGCAGACGGGCGACTATGAGGTCAGCTCGCCAGGCGCCACCACCGACGTCGCTTCGACGGCCATGGCGTCGGGTTATAACCGCTCGTCGTGGTGGTACCACCAACCCGTCGGCGAGCCGCTCGTCGCGGGGCTGCTCGGCGTCATGCTGCCCAAGCTGCCGGGCCCGGCGACGTGGGCCCACAAAGAGATCGCCACGATCACCAAGGTCCCCTACGACGCGACCACGCGGGGCACGGTCAAAGCTAAGAGCGCCAACTACTACACCAACATGAAGGGCCAAGGCTGGACCCTCTACGGGTGGGCCGCGAGCGGGCGTTTCCTCGACGTCACCGTTGCGATCGACTGGTTCACCATCGGCGTGCAGTCACGCGTCATTCTCCTGCTCGGCAGCAACGACGTCGTGCCCTACACGACCGCGGGCATCGAGCTCGTGCGCACGCAGATCCTCGCGCAGATTCAAGAGGGCATTGCGCAGGGGCTCATCGACGGCGAGCAAGACTATGCCGTGACTGCGCCAGTGCTAGGCGCCATCGACCCCAACCTGAAGCGGCAGCGCATTCTGCCCGACATGAAATACAGCTATTGCCTGTCGGGCGCCATCCATCACGTGCGCATCAACGGCACGGTGCAGGTCTAACAGTCAGACGAGGAGGTGTGCCGTGGGATTCAAGGCGTGGAACATCAACGAAATGACCGTCTCGCTCAATGCGATTCTGCTGTCAAACGGCGGCTATGCCGAGGACGAGGTTGTTACCGTCGAGTGGGATGACGACTGGTTTAGCGCCTACGTCGGCGCAGACGGCGAGGTCACCCGCGTCAGAACTAACAACTTTTCGGCCATCGCGACGCTCAAGTACGCGCAGACCGCAGGCGCAAACGACCTGCTCAGCGGCATTCTGCTCGCTGACATCAAGACCGTAAACGGCGGCGGCGCGGGCGCATTCGCTGTGCGCGACACGGGCGGCAAAACCATCGTCGGCAGCTCGCGCGCATGGATCATCGGGCCGCCTGAAATCAAGCTCGGCAAAACCGTCAACGTCAACGAGTGGCGCATCAAGCTCGCCGACGCGCGCACTGCGTTTGTGGGTGGTCGCTAGGATGCGCACCCCGCAAGAGAAGCTCATATGCGGCACCGTCTATCGCGTCACGCCGCTCGGCGCGAAAGCGGGCCGCGTTATGGCTGTGCGCCTGCTCAAGCTGCTCGGGCCCATGACTGCCAGCTTTGTCGACGGCGTCGTGCGCGACCCGTCTGACGGCACCGGCGCGCTCGCCATCGGCGCGAGCGACGCGATACGCGAGCTCACGCAGCGCATCGCCACCGCCGACGTCGAGACCATCAGTGACGAGCTCGCCAAGACAACCGTGCTCGTGCTCGACGGCGACCGCGAGCCCCTCTTGAGCTCGCTGCTCGATGACCATTTTGCGGCGCGGTATGACGCCTACTCGCAGTGGCTCGGGTTTGCTCTCACGGTCAACTTTGCCTCTTTTTTCGGCGTCTCCGCAGCGGAACCAGGCGCCGCAGCGGGCCTTTGGCAGCGCCTGTCGCAGCTAGTCGAGTCTCTGTCGACGTCCCCGAGGGCGTCGACTGGCATATCCACCGCATCGCCACCTCTGGAAAGTACGCCGACAGCCTGACCGAGATCTGCATGCACTGGTCACTCGACGAGCTCTACGAAGCGCATAGCGTGCTCGACATGTATGACGAGCTCGAGGGCATGCGCGCGCAGGCAGAGTACGAAGCAAGCGCCAGCATCGCCCGCAGGGGGCACAAGTGACGACCACGGTATTGCGCGACCTCGTCGCGCGGCTCGGCTTTCAGAGCGACGCCAAGGGCTTCGACGAGGCCGACCGGCGCATCGAGAAAATCAAGCGCGAGCTGCTCGGGCTCAACAGCGCCACGACCAAGGGCGAGCGCGCAGTGACACGCGGCGGGCGCAACGCAGCGGTCGCCGTCGAGCGTGCCTCGCGCCGCGCGCAAGCCACGGCTAGCAGCAGCAGCGGCGGCGGCGGGCTGCTCGGCACACTCGGGCAGTTTTTTGCTGCCGGCACGATCGCTGCGTTCATCAAGGGCAGCGTCGAGCTCGCGAGCGCCGTCACTGAAGTCGACAACGTGCTCGAAGCCGTGTTTGGGCAGCAGGGGCTCGAGAAGATCCGCGAGTGGAGTGTAGGCGTCGCAGCCGAAACAGGGCGCTCGCGGTTCACCCTGCAGAAATACGCGTCAGAGGTCGGCACGCTGCTCAGCACGATCATCAAAGACCCCGCCAAGCTCATCGAGATGAGCACGGGGCTCTCGCGGCTCGCCGTCGACCTCGCATCGTTCAAAGACACCTCGCCCGAAGAAGCCATACAGGCCATCTCGTCGGGGCTCGCATCGCAGAGCGAGCCGCTGCGCCGCTATGCCGTCGACATCCGCGACGCTGCGCTGCAAGAGTTCGCGCTGACGAAGGGCATCCACGGCAAAGTGGAAAAGATGAAGCTCGCGGAGAAAACCGAGCTCATCTACGCCAAGGTCGTGCGCGACACGGCGCTCATGCAGGGCGACGCGACCAAGACCGCCAAGACATTCGCCAACCGCATGCGCGCGCTTGCCGAGGCCGTCAAAGATCTGCGGATCAGCATCGGGCGCGGGCTCATGCCCGAGGCCAACAAGCTGCTCGCGTGGCTGATACGAGCGTCAGAGTGGTTCGTCACTCTCAACGAGAAAACCGACGGGCTCAAAACCGCGCTCATCGCGCTCGGCGCTGCGTTTGCCATCATGTGGGGCCGCGCCATGCTCGGCGCGCTGCCGATGCTCGCGCTCATCGCTGCGCTCTACATCGCATTCGATGACATCTATACGCTCGCCCACGGCGGCGACACGCTAATCGGCGACTTCCTCAAAGAGCTCTACGGCGCAGACGAGGGGCAGCGGAAAGTCGACCAGCTACGCGAGTCCATTCATTCGCTCGGCGAGTCCATCGCGTGGGTGGGTGAGCAGATCCACAAGCTGCCAAGCTTGCCCGACTGGTTTAGGTGGGCCGCTATCGCGCTGAAAGGCGACCAGCCAAGCAAGCCCGACGTCGAGAAGCAGAAGGCCATCGACGAGATCAACCGCTCACGCCGCGCCGCCATCCAGCGCAACGCCTGGAACGCCAAGCTGCGCGCAGAGGGCCGCACCGACGTGCCCGACGATATGGAGGTGCCCGACTACGTGCCGAGTCTCGCCGAGCAGAAAGTGCTCGACGCCGCCGAGAGAACGCGGCGGTTTCGCGAGGCGCAGGCAGAGCGGGCCATCGCGGGGCTCGCAGCCGCCGACGGGCTCATCGTCGGCGGCGCTTACGCTGGCAACTTCAACCCGCAGGTTGCGCCGCCATCCGCTGCCGTGCAGGGCGCGCAGAGCGTCACCATCAACGAGGCGCCTATCACCGTCAACATCGGCACAGACAGCAACGGCGAGGTCGCAGGCCGCACCGTGCGCCAAGCCGGCATCGACGCTCGCAACACCCGCCGCACAGTCACGCGCAACGCCCCGGCGCCTAAACCCTGACCATGCCCACGCATCTCACCATCAACGGCATCTGGATCGACGTGTCGCTGCGTGAGACGCACGGCATAAGCGCCGAGCTCACGCAGCACGCCGTCGAGGATGGCGCAGACATCACCGACCACGTGCGGGCCATGCCGCCCAAGCTCACGCTCGAGGGCGTCGTGAGCAACCAACCCATCGAGCAGCCCGGCAGCCACACCAACGCGCTCGCCAGCGAGCTCGGGTTTATGGTGCTCACTAACACCTATTACGACTGGGGCACCAAGAAGCTCGAGCTCGTGGGCCCGCAAAACTCGGCGCCGCCTTACATCGGCAACATCCCCATCATCGGCAACGTCGCGTCACTGCTCGACGCGTTCGCGCCAGGTTGGAAGCCAAACAAAAAGATCTTCATGGTCGTGCCCGACCGCGCACCCGTGCCGCTCGGGCAAGCGCGCAGCGTGTCGCTCACGTTCGATCGGCCATTCAACCGCGTAGAGCAAGTCGAGACCGCGCTGCGAAACACGGTCAACGCTCGAGCGCCCGTCACCATCGTCACCGCGCTGCGCAAGTACGAAAACGTCGTGCTCAGCGACTTGTCAATCGAGCGCAACTCGGGCACCGGCGCGGGGCTGCACTTCGGGTGCACCGGGCAAGTCATCCGCACCGTCGCCAGCGAGCTCGCCACCGACCCCGACCCCTCGCAGACGCGCGCCGTGTCACCCAAGGACAAGGGCAGTCAGAACACGCAAAAGAAGTCCCCGTCACCCGAGGTCAAAGCCAAGTCGCAGAGCGTCGGAAAACTACTATTCAACCCCAACCCGCCCGAGCCCTAGCCGATGGCCTCGCAGCTCATCCCCACGACCCCGCAGCCCGACACCACGATCCGCGTCGTGCTCGGCGTCAATGTCTACTCGCTGCGCATCATCTGGTCGCAGCGTGGCGAGGTGTTCCGCCTATGGATCGCCGACTCTGCAGGCGTGCCGCTGCTCGATGGCGTACGCATGGTCACCATGTACCCGCTGCTCGTGCGGTTCCACTACAAGCCCGAGCTGCCCCCGGGCGAGCTCTGGTTTGTGGATGAGAAAAACCAAGCAGCACGCCCCACGCTGCAGGACATGGGCACGCGCTTTACACTCTACTACGCGCCCAACGGCTATCTCGACTAACCCATGAGCGACCCTGCCACATTCGTCGTCGAGCCCGGCATCGCGCTATTCGACCGCCGCTACAAGCTGCAGGTTGCTGACACCGTGATCACGGGGCTCAACATCCGATTCAACGTCAAGCGCTCGCTCGTCGGCAAGCGCCCCGGCACGTGCGACATCGATATCATCAACCTCGCCGAGCCGACGCGTAAACGCCTGCACGGCACGAAACAGATATTCTGCTCGCTCGAGGCCGGCTACGTCGGCGGCATGAGCGTGCTCTTTCGAGGCGAGCTGCTCGAGGCATGGTCAAAGCGCGAGGGCACCGAATGGGTAACCACCGTGAGCAGCACCGACGGCGGCACCAAGCTCAAGCGCTCGCGCGTCAGCGCCACCTACGGCCCCAAGGTGCCGATCCGCGACGTGCTCATCGGCATCGCCAAGACGCTCGGGCTCGGGCCCGGAAACCTCCTGCAGGCGTCATTCTCGGCCGAGATCTGGGATAAGCTGTCTAACAAGTTCGCGCAGGGGTTTGCCGCGTCGGGCGACTCTGCCGGCGAGCTCGACCGCGTCATGCGCACCGCGGGGCTCGAGTGGTCAGTGCAAGAGGGGCAGCTGCAAGTGCTCGCGCTACGTCAGGCGCTGTCAGACGCGCCCATTCTGCTCACGCCCCGCACCGGGCTGCTCGACTCCGTCGAGCTCGGGCGCGACCAAGTGCTGCGCTTGTCGACGCTGCTTGCGCCAGGCCTCTACCCCGGGCGCAAAATCCAGATCAAGTCACGCTATGTGCAAGGCTTCTACCGCATCGAGTCAACTGTGCATCAGGGCGAGTTCGACGGCGGGCACTGGACCGTCGGCATAGAAGCTCGCGCCGTCACGTGAGGCCACCATGACAGTCGCAACGCCCGAGCTCTCCGAGCTGCTGCAGTACGCCGCCGAGCAGGCCGCCTTCGAGCTGCACACGTCTATCCCCGGGCAGATCGTCGCGCTCTACACCGACGCCTCGACGCGCAGGCAATACGCCGACGTGCTGCCGATGCTCAAGCGCGCGCTCGCCGTCGACCCCGAAGACGACGCGATCGCGAACGTCGACCGGCCCCCGTTTGTCGACGAGGCGCTGCCCATCCTGCCCATGGTCCCCATCGCATACCCGCAGGGCGGCGGATTCTTTGCCGCGTGGCCCCTCGTGCCCGGCGACCACGTGCTCGTGGTCTTTGCAGAGCGCAGCATCGATCGCTGGGTGACGACCGCGCGGCGCAACTCTCAGAAACCGCTCGGCACCGGCGACGTCGGCACGCACACGCTCGCGGGCGCAATCGCGCTGCCGCTCGGGCCCGCGCCGCTGCCCGACCTCCTGCAGAGCGTCTATGCCGACGCCATGACGCTCGGGCATGATGCGGGCGCGCAGATTGCCATCAAGCAGCACACGGTCAACTTGGGCAGCTACAGCCCCGGCGACGCAGTCGCGCTCGCGTCCAAAACCAACACGGCGCTCACGAGCGGCGAGACGGACACGGGCAAAGTGAAAACCGCGACCGCTACCGCCATCTCGTCAATCGAGACCATCCTAGCGGGCCTTACAGGCGCCGTGCCGCCCGCGAACACTGCGATCCGCGTCGCCTTCGACGCCGCGACCGCAGGCGTCCCGCACGCCCACACAAGCGTCGCGTCGACCGTTGTGCTGTCCGACTAGCCGCGCGGGGCTCGAGCCCCTTGCCATGGCGCTCGCTCGCCCACTACCGCCGGCTCGTGGCTGACCTCCTGCTCGACGCGACCGGCGACATCACGATTGACTCGACGGGCGACCTGCCGCTCGTCACCGGCCCCGCCGCCATCGCGCAGGATGCCAACTTGCGCGTCGCGCTTTTCCTCGGCGAGTGGCCCCTCGATCGCCGCGTCGGCATCGACTACCGAAACCTCATATTCTCGCGCAAACCGCCCGACGCGGTCATCAGGTCCATCTACGACCAAGTTCTGCGCGAGACCGCGGGCGTCACCGCCATCAACCAACTCGCGATCGCTTTCAACCGCAAAACTCGAGCGCTCGAGGTGCGCGCCATCGTGCAGACCAAAGAGGGCACCGCGCTCGTGTTCCGCGACATCCTGCTAGGCGTCGGCACCACGACTGCAGGCCCCACGCAGCCCGCCAACGGCAGCACGCAGCTCGTAAGCCCGACGCCGACCTCGCAGCCGCTCGGCGTCTTCTCGCCCCGCCAGTGGCCCGGCGACGAGGTGCCATCATGACAGCCGGCCTCAGCCTGCTCGGGTTCACGAGCAAAACCGTGCAGGAGATTATCGGCGACCTGCAGGCCTACCAGGCAGCCAACATCGCGAGCGGGCTCAACACGTCGAGCACGGGCGTCTTGGCGAACATCAACATGTCCGTCGCGCTGCAGCTCGGGCAGTTGTGGGAGCTCGCCGCTGAGATCTACGACGCGCACGACCCGGCCAGCGCAGAGGGCGTCGCAGCCGATCACAACGGCTCACTGACGGGCGTCACGCGCCTACCCGCGACGTCGAGCACCGCGACGCTCACGCTCACCATGACCGAGAACGTCACCGTACCCACGGGCTCCGTCGTGAGCGACCCGCTGCGCCCGACTGTGCGCTTTGTCACGCTCGCCGACGTCACGAGCAGCAGCGTCGTCGGCACCTACAACAACCTCACCGTCGCAGCCAAGGCAGAAACCACGGGCCCGACCACCGCTGCGAGCGGCGCGCTGACCAAGATTGAATCGCCGGTGTCGGGCTGGCTCGCGGTTACCAACACCGGGCCCGCGATCGCAGGCAGCGACGTCGAGACGGACGAGGACTACCGCGCGCGCCGCAACGAGGTGCTCGCAGAGGAGGGCGGCTCAACGCTCGCAGGCATCGTCGCCGACGTGCGCGTGCTGCCCGGCGTGCTCACCGCAGCGGGCCGCGAGAACGTCACCGAGGTCACCGACCCGACGGGCATGCCCCCGCATACGTTCGAGGTCATCGTGCGCGGCGGCGACGATAGCGCCATCGCAAACAGCATCTGGAAAAACAAGCCCGCGGGCGTCGACTCCTACGGCACCACAGCGATCAACGTGCTCGACGAGGCCGGCATCACGCAGCTCGTGCGCTTCTCTCGCCCGACGCTCAAGACCATCAACGTCAACGTCAGCGCGACCACCGACGGGCACTACGTCGCGGGCAGTCTGCGCGTCGCGCTCGAGCTCGCCAGCGTCGACCCTAAGAGTGACATCGTGTTCAAAGTAGGCGAGCCCGTCTACCTCGTGCGCCTGCTCTCCGAGGCGAGCGAGGTGCCCGGCGTCGTCAACGTGACGCTCGACGTCGACCTTGCACCCACAGTGCCCGCAGATGCAGTACCCACAACGCCAGCGAAAACGCTAGTGATTGGCGTACGTGAGATCGCGTCATTCTCGGGCTCGACATGGGTGGGGGCACCGTAACACGTGGCGCTCGAGCTCAACACCAAGCACGTCGAGCAGGGCCAAGAGCTGCCGATCTACGACTTGCGGCAGCCGCTCTTTCTCAAGGTGCTCGCGAGCTACCTCACCGAAGTGCAGGCGCTCGAGCAGGCGCTTTGGGATCTGTACATCGGCACCATGCTGCCCAACGCCAAGGGCGACGCGCTCGACATGATCGGCGCGCTCGTCGGCCAAGCGCGCGAGGGGCGCACCGACGCGCAATACATCCTATGGATTCAGTCACGCATAACGGTGCTGCGCTCGAGCGGGCGACCGCGCGACATATACGCGGCAGTGCTGCCACTGCTGCCCGCGGGCTCAACCGCGCGGCTCATCGAGTACGGCGACGCATCGTTTACGGTTACGTTTTCGGCGACGCTCACGGCGGCGCAAGCGCGCTCGCTCGGCGACCTCCTGCGCCAGGCAAAGGCCGCCGCCGTCCGCTTCGACGGCGTATGGAGTCCGAGCCCCTCTACGCTTTGGTTCCGCTACGGCACGGCGGCTGCGCCCACGCTCGACGCAACGCGTGGCTTTGGCGACGTCACGCAGACTACGGGCGGGCGTCTTGTTGGCATCGTGTGAGGTGACACAATGGCACTGACACTCACGTTCAATCAGCCAGGCATACCAGCGGGCGACCTCGACCGCGGGCGCACCGACATCCTCACCACAGACGCGGGCGGCGGGCGCTCGCCTGTTGTCACCATCGACATCGGAGACGTGCCCGCGGGCTCTGTCGTGCTCGTGCAGGCCATCGACGAGCCGCCCGCGAGCTCTCCGATGCTCACGCAAGTGTCAGACACGCATTGGACGCTCGAGTTCAATGCGGGCGCGTGGGGCCCGTTCCGCATCCAGGCTACCGCGTCAATCGGCACCGAGGTCGTCTCGAGCGTCACGCGCCGCATCTCCGTGCGCTCGCCCACGTTCCACCTCGCTTACCCCGCGTTGTCGGAACGGTACGACCCCAACGCCCATCTCGTGCCGACTGTGCCCAGCGTGCAGCTCACCGAGATGAATGAGCACAGCACCAACCGCGCGCTCGTCGACTTCCACCGCGAGGTCGTGCAGGCCATCGACACACTCAGCGCGGGCGGCATCGACTCGATCCCCGACGGCTCGATCACCGAGGCCAAGCTCGACCCCGCGCTCGTCGCGCAGCTCGTGCTCACCGACGGATCGCACGCCATGGTTGGCGAGCTCGACATGAGCGGCTCGCGCATCGTCGACTTAGGGCAGCCGACGCTGCCCACCGATGCCGCGCGCCTCGCCGACGCCGACTACACCGCAGGCGCGGGCCTCCTGCGTACTGACCACACGCTCGACGTCGTCGCGCACGTCGACGGCAGCATCGTCGTCGGCACTGACAGTGTGCAGGTAGGCGTGCTCGCCAGCGACGCGCAGCACGGCACGCGCGGCGGCGGCACGCTGCACGCCACCGTCACGCCGAGCTCGGCGGGCTTTGCCAGCGCCGCCGACAAAACAAAGCTCGACGGCATCGCCCCGGGCGCCGACGTCACCATCGCCGCGCTCGCGGCGGCAGCGGTACCCGTCAGCGTCAACGGTCAGCGCATCACGAATCTAGGGGCCCCGATCGCCGCCACCGACGCCGTGCGCACGCAGGACCTCACCGCCGCCGCAGTCGTAGCGGGCGCAGGCCTCGTGCGCGCGGGCACCACGCTCGACGTCGTCGCGCACGCAGACGGCTCAATCGTGGTCGCCGCTGACAGCGTGCAAGTCGGCGTGCTCGCCACCGACGCCCAGCACGGCACGCGCGGCGGCGCAGCGCTACACGCCATCGTCACCCCGACAGTCGCGGGCTTTTCCAGTGCCGCCGACAAAACCAAGCTCGACGGCATCGCCCCGGGCGCCGACGTCACCATCGCCGCGCTCGCGGCGGCAGCGGTACCCGTCAGCGTCAACGCCAAACGCATCACGAATCTAGGCACCCCGACAGCTGCCACCGACGCCGCGACCAAGGCATACGTCGACGCAGCGCCGCCAGTGCCGCACGCGAGCACGCACGCAGACGGCGGCTCAGACGAGCTCAACGTTGCGGGCTTGTCGGGGCTGCTCGCCGACCCGCAGACGGCGGGCAGCATCAAGACAGCCACCACCACCGTCGCCGTCGCTGCAGCCGCTGCGCCCGCCGCAAATCAAGCGCTCATGGCGACGAGCTCGACGGCGGCGGCGTGGCGCGTGCCGCCCGACGCTACGACCAGCCTGCCCGGCTACATGAGCGCCGCCGACAAACTCAAGCTCGACGGCGTCGCGAGCTCGGCTGCAGCCGTCGGCAGCGCTGCCGCGTCGCAGGTCACTGTCACGACCGCGGGCCCGGGCATAGCGGCGACCGCTGCCCGTAGCGACCACGTGCACAGCGTCGCCACCGCCGCGCCGTCGGCGCTCACCGTCGGCGGCACGCAGGCCCCCGGCACGTCGAGCTCGCTTGCGCGCGCCGACCACGTGCACGCCATGCCCGCGCTCGTCACCACGAGCGTCGACGGGTTCATGAGCGCCGCCGACAAAACCCGGCTCGACGGCATGGCGACCGCTGCTGCAGCCGTCGGCAGCACCGCCGCGTCGCAGGTCACTGTCGCCACTGCCGCGTCGGGCGCAGCGACCACCGCTGCCCGTAGCGACCACGTGCACAGCGTTGCCACCGCCGCGCCGTCGGCGCTCACTGTCGGCGCCGCGCAGAACGCGGGCACGTCGACGTCGCTTGTGCGCGCCGACCACGTGCACGCCATGCCGGCAGCCGGCACGCCCGTCGCGCTCACGCTCGCGGGCGCCAATGCCCCCGGCAGCGCTGCCACGCTCGCGCTCTCCGACC